AGTACGTTACTATTGGGTAGGGTTTTAAAAACCCTACCCTTTTTTTGTATTTTCTCTAGATAAATATTTCTATTAGGAGTATGACATGCGGTTGACCGTGAAGGGCGCGGGAAAAGAAAGAACACAAGAGCTTAAAGAAGCAGCATTTTATTTTAGTGAGATATTACTTGGATCTCGCTTGATGAAGAATATCAATCTAACAATCGATGTTAGACATGGTCTAGATTCTATGTTGGGGTACTGTTGGTGCAACGACGACAACAAAAACCCCAGAAACTTCCTCATCGAGTTGCGAAAAAACAATAAAAATCCTGATGATATTATTAGTACATTAGCTCATGAGATGGTACATCTCAAGCAGTATGCTAAGAACGAACTAGGTGATACCTATAATATAATCACCGCAAAGAAAGAAGCAACAATGTGGAAAGGCTCATTGTGGATAGCTAAACCAAAAGAGTGTGAGTATTATGACAGTCCCTGGGAGATCGAAGCTTTTGGCAGGGAGATAGGCCTTTTCAGGCGCTGGAAATTTCACAAAAAGTTACAAAAAGATATGAAAAATGTAACAAAACTAAGTCGTTGATTTTATTAGATAAAAAATCCTAAAAAAAAGCTTGACATTCTGCCCGTTTTTCGATATAATGATAATATACTGAGAAAGCGGGCAACATGCGGAAGAAGCGTTCAGATCGTACTCACATTCTCTACCAGCTGGTTGTCGGTGACGACAGCTACGTGGGTCTCACGGCCAAGACGAACAGCACCGTGAACAAGAGCGTTCAGGTCCGTTTTGTCAAGCACATGTCTCGTGCCCGCTCTGAGAACAAGCCCTGGCCTCTTTATGAGGCCATGCGTACTCATGGTCCTGAGGCGTTTGAAATCTATATCTTAGAGACGGTGCGCGGTAAGCTTCAGGCTCACTCCCGTGAGCGTGAGCTTATCAATGAGTTGCAGCCCACGTTGAATCTGGCATAAAAAGGTTGACAAATACCTGTACTGTGTTATTATGTATTATAGGGTATGAGAAAGGAGCACACGATGTCCAGAGTTGCTGAATTTATCACCCGCTATCCCAGCGTTAAGGGCTACACTCTCATCTGCGTTTGTGAAGAAATTAACCGTATCACAAAGGCAGGGGTCGGGGTTGATGGCATTTTGGAGAAGGCGCTTCGTCTGGATCATGCTGCTCAGTATCTAGTTCGAGTTTGCGAGAGGTTTCAATCGCAAGAAAATATCGGTTGACAACGCTCCAAATAAGTGCTAATATCACTACACGCTAAAGGAGAGTCACATGACAAAGGGTCGTTTCACTATCACTGTCAAGGTTCAGAATTCTAGCACCAAGCGGTATGTAACTGTCGAGAAGTACGAGCTTCAAGATTACAATGATGCTATGAGCAAGCTGGACACTCTTGAGGATCGGTATTATCGTCGCGGCGTTGTCGAATTCCGAGACAATCAGGCGTTCTCTCGTAACCTCTGCAAGTAAGGATAACTATCATGAATGGTGTCAGGTTTTGGATCTATGTCAAGCGTAGCACTGAGCCCGGTAGTAATTGGTTCAAGGTTTACCTTAACTCGACTACGTACCATGATGCTATGTCGGAAGCTAGTTCTGTCTACGGTGTCCGCTGCGTCGGCGCCGTACAGTACGAATGATAAAAAAGGTTGCCCAAAATCTCTTGACTTTGGGGTCGACTTTTGATATCATCTATATCGTGCAATATCGCACTGTTTCTTGTAACTCTGAGGAGTGTTTTGTATGACTACTAAAACGTTTAAGGTTGTTGGCATCACTGTTCACAATGGTAATGCTAAGGTTCGCTTCACTGACGACATGGTTCGCCGTGTCAAGCAGTTCACGAAGGGCGGCGCTACTCGCTGCGACTTCATTGAATTGCCCAGTGAGATGTCTAAGGTCGATGCTCTCAAGTATATGCTTACTTGCAAGGAGTATTCGTCTGCTGACGATCAGGCTCTTATCGAAGACACGCTCACTGAGAAGGAACGTGATCTTGGTAAGGGTGAGATCAAGGTCAAGGCTAAGCCTGATCTTGCTAAGATCGCTGCACGTCCCCGCAAGGATGTGACAGTTGATGATGTACTGAATGTAATTACTGAGTAATTTTCCAAACAAAAAAATTATTATATATTGTATATTTCCCAACACATAATTATATGACATGGATAAGCCCCGGTAAAACGGGGCTTATCTTTTTGTATCCTGTAAGTGACCTCAAGGGTTATTTACGTTCTTTATCACCCAAAAATCAGTACTCATAGCTGTATTCTGTATTACTTGATATGGCATATAGAAATATCCATTATCTCCCCAATTGGATCCCCAGCTATTCTTGACGATGAAACGTTGATTAGAATTGTTATAGCCCACTAGAAGCACTGCATGGCCCCCTAGGACACGCTCTGAGCGTGTGTTAGGATATGGCATGTTAGCAGTAGTATAATACCAATTACCAGTCTCAAAACTGCTATAAACTGTAAATCCAATCACGACTGGGTATCCGTTTGCTAGAGCATTTATGCAGGCATTAAAGTCTGTCGCTTTCTCATATAGAGTGACCTTTCTTTTAGCTGCATCCTGTACTGCTGTGCTTGAAGGTGCAGTCCTGAACTTTGATATGTTATAAGGCCATAATGATTCTAGTGGAGCACCGTATGTATAACATGCTTTGATTCCGTCTCTGATATAAGCACCGCTATCATAATTAACTGTTCCTTCTAATAGACGTTCATAGTAATAGATGAACATCCTGCTTATCTCAGTATTCTTACCGTTCTTCTTATCGATCATTTCTATTGCTTCTGCGATAGCATTACCAGTGCAGCTACCTAGATTACCTTGATCTTCTACTGGAGTACCATATAGTTTTCTCAGATCAACCGTGTTGGGCGTAGAACTCAATGTAGTTGGTTTATATATAAAATCTCTGCTATCTGGTTTGTCTGTGACCCAATGATATTTAGGAATGTTTACTGTAGCTTTTGGTGGATTAACAAAAATAGGAGTGTGACTAACTCCAGGATCTTGATTTTCATCGATAATTGTACGTGGATCTATCATGTTGTTTCCTTATCGTAGATCAAATAGAATAATTTCTGATTCGTTTGGGTTATTTATTGTTATAAGTGATTCACTATCATAACTTAATCCATCACCTTCATTTAAATCTATATCATTTACAGTTACTGTACCTTTGACTATGTACAGATAGTATTTTCGCAAAGTGTCCAGGTTGTATACAAAATCACCTGTAAAGATACCTGCTAGTAGTTTAGCATCTTGTTTGATTGGTAGTTTCTCTGTTATGTTACAAAATGTATTTAGTTTATCTTCACGGGTAAACTGGTGCCAATCATGTCTAGGCTCTGTGTCAAATTCGTTAGGACGAATCCATAATTGTAGATAACGATTGGGTGTGTTTGTGGTGTTACCTTCAGTATGACTTATGCCACAACCACTGCTCATGCGTTGTACTGCACCTGCGGGTACTTCTACATCGTTGCCCAAACTATCTACATGATGACTGGAACCTTCAACTACATAGCCAAAGATTTCCATGTTCTTATGTTCATGCCAAGGTACTTGCCAAGCATACTGTACACGGTCATCATTGATAGTTTGAAGGTCGCTAAAATTCATATAGCGACTATCGTAATAACTTGGGAAACTAAACGTCCTGTAACTGTTTATAAAATCTGCTCTAGGATTTCCCCTAGTGTTAGCAGGACGATGTATCATCACATTAGCACCATTGATTTGTGTTAACAATATTTGGTGTAATTATTGTAAATGTAGCAGGTAAGTTCCAAGTCCCTGCCAATGTGTAAATTGGACCGTCGAAGTAATTAGTTTAGGAAGTTTGCCAGATAGTATTACCGGTATCAACCACACCAATATTCAAAAATGCGTTATTGTCGCCGTAGTCATAGAAACCCATAACGACCACACCAGATGCAAGTGTACTACCGGCTCCCCAGACCACATTGAACATATAAGCATTAGAATTGGGATTCAATCCATTACTAGCCCAGTACGCACGAATCTCAGCAAGTTTGGCAGGACTACCGCCGTTATTTAAACTTAAACTAGG